CTGGACGCCGAGGAACTGCTGAAACGCGGGCTCGCGGCAGCGGATCGCGGTCCAGCGGCAGGGCGTCTGGCCGGTCACGCTGCCCTCGCCTGCTGGGCCGCCGTGATGTGGCGAATCAGCGCGGCGCAGATGGCCGGGAAGTCAGCATCGTGGTAAAGCTTGGCGGACTTTTCGGTCGCGGCCGGCACGAAGCCCAGGCGCGCGAGGAAGTCGGCCGTGACGGTAAAGCCGAGGCGGTCGACGATCTGGCCCAGGCGCAGTGCCGGCGCGGTAGCGGGCGCTGCCAGCGTCGCGCGCGCGACCTCAAGCGTGGTCACAGTCGCCAGCACAGGCTCGGCCGGCGCGGCCGCCACTTCCAGGAAGTCCGGGTCGTCGATTTCCTCGTCGCCCTGCGGTCCGCGCAGCTGGAAGGCGAACACATCCACCAAGGCGTTGAACTCGGCCAGGCGCTCGACCATCGCGTCGATGAACGCGTCGTCGCGGAACACGCGCTTCACGTACAGGTCGCGGCCGATGTTGGCCAGGTCCGGCACGTACATGATGAAATCGCACCACTTCCGGCCGGTGATCCACATGCCGCCCTGCATCTGGTGGTCGTACTCGGACGTGTCGCCGGTCGCCAGGATGTGCATGATCTTGATGCTGTCGATCGGCGCCTTGATCTCGATGAGGCCGTCGTCGTCTACGAGTCCATCGCTCGAGTAGCCGAAGGTGCCGTCGTCAGTCAGGCAGATGCCTGCCTCGGTCACGAAGGCGCCAGTACGACCCTCGTAGATGCGGCGCGCGGCAGTCTCCATCTCGTGGCCGCGCTCGAGTACCCAGGCCTTCGGCGGCTCGCCGTGTGGCTGGCCGCTGATGCGCTCGATCGCCAGGTCGGCGGCGTAGCGCTTCGCGGTGTCGGACGGCTGCGCAGTCTCCTCGCCAGCCAACGCGCGCTTCACGCATTCAGCGGTGGGCGCAGCCTTGTAGCCGGCCTCGGCCAGCGCGGCCTTCTGGTCAGCGCCGGCGCGGATCGCCGCGACATACTTTTCCTGCTGCTCGGTCAGGCCGCCGACCGTCGAGACAGCGTTCGCGAACTCGCTGGCGGTGATCTTGCCGCAGCGCGCGGCAAACCATTGAGGCGTGCCTTGCGGGCATTCGACGAATTTCATGCTTGCGCTCCTGCGGTGCGGTGGAAGTCAGCGTCCTCTTCGGACATCATCGGCGGCATCTCGGCGGCCGTCGGTGCCGGCGCGGCGCGGCCAGTCGGCCTGGCCGGCTCCATGTCGATCGTGCGCGCGTCATCAGCAGCATCGCGCAGCGCCTGGCGGTGCGAGGCGATCGCATCCTTCAGCTTCTTGTGGTCCTGCGGCTGGCGCGCGAGCTTGCCGTTGTTCTCGCGCCAGTACGTGAGCGCTTCCGCATCGGTGCGCGTGGCCAGTGCGTCAGCGATCATCGGCGCCACGTCGATCCAGTCGGCTGGCCGGTCGTTGATGTCGACTAGACGCTCGCCGTTCTGGCTCAGCTGCTCCATGGCGTTATCCAGGCGCTCGGTCTTCGGCCACAGCTTGTAGGCGCGGCGGATGACGGTCTTCTTGATCATCTCGCCCTCGTCGGTCTTCCACGGGCCGCCGCCGTTGCGCTTCCACGATTCGGAGCGGTCGCGGATGCTGTACACCTCGTCGATGTCCATGGTCGTGGTCAGGTAGTCGCCGTTGTGCAGCTTCACCACCACGTACACGCCGACGATGTCGCCGCGGTTCTTCCCAAAGGGCTCGAACTCGTGCACGGGCTGCTTGTCCATGCCGACCTTGCGGAAGGCATCGTTCTCGCGCACCAGTTCAGCCTGGCCCCACAGGATGGAGCCCGAGGCGATCGCGATGTCCAGCAGGCCGACGTAGCTAATGTCCAGGCAAATCTTCCCGCCGCGCGGCACCAGGTAGGCCTGCTTGCGCGCCGGGTTCAGGCTGATGCCGATGGCCGCGATGTTGGTGATGGCTGCGATCAACGACGGCTTGGCGCCCATTGCGACCTTCATCGCGAAGTCGTTGTTCTGCAGGATCTGGATCGCGAAGCCGGACTCGCGCTCGAAGCTGATGCTGCGGTCGACCAGCACGCGGGAAAAGTCGTCGCGCGCTTCCTGGATGGCGCCGGTGACGATGGCGAGGGCGTTGCTCATTATTCGAATCCTTTGAAATAGGTGCGCACTGCGCGGGAAATCGCCTGACGCCGAAGTCCGGCTCGGCAGGCATGCCGGTACTGCTGAATGACGAACCTGATCACGGGAACATCCTCTCGAACACGGCTTCCAGCAGGATCAGGCCGCCGATCGCCAGGAACATCAGGCCCGGGTGCCGCTCGCACCAGTCCATCTTGTAGAACAGCAGCCAGCCGATCGGGTCGCGCTCGACGGGTTCGGCCTGCGACTGGCGGCGCGCGATGCGGGCGGCGGTCATGCGGCGCTCCCGGCGGCCTTGGCGATGGCAGCATTGACAACGCTCTGCGTCTCGTAGGTCATGTACTGAAAGCCAGCCGAATTGGCGGTGCGCCTCAGCGCCTCCAGCAGTTGCGGCGCCGCTGCCATCAGTCGCGCATTGGCAGCAGCCGTCTCGCCGCTCGGGAAGTACGGGCTGCCGGTGTAGCCCGATGCGCTGCCGATGATGATGTTCGTTTCGCCAAACGCATCGAACGCCTTGATGATCGTCGGAGTCTCGCTGCTGAGGCCCCACGGGCCCGGCGTGTGTTCCAGTTCCATCCCTTGCTCCTCGTTCTGGCCGGCGCCGCCGGCGGTTGTTGTTCGGTGCCTGTCTATTCCAGGCTGTCAGGGCATTTGAGATCCCACTCCCTCAATTTCCTTACCCGAGATCAGGGCAAGGCGCGTGTTGTGCTCCGAGACGCGCCGCTTCGGTTCAATCTTTGTTGCAGTCGTGCTCCTCGTTGCTGAAGAGGTGAGCGTCGCTGAATTCACCGCGCGCTTGTTCGCTGATCGCGCGGTATTGACCAGTGCGCTTCTCCTGCTTACTGGCCTTGCACGACTTGGAGCAGAATTTCCCCCAGCCGCGCTTAACGTCGGCGGCGCGCGCCAGGAATGGCCCTTTGCACCATGCGCACTTCCGCTCGACCATGCGCGGCTGGGGTTTCCGCATGGGCGCTTGCTGCGCGGCCGGCGCAGTGGCACGAACGTACGCCACGCCATCAACAACGATCCGATCAGGTGCCGCTGCGTTGCTCATCACTCTCTCCTCAGCAAACCGCCCGATCGCACTCGGCGCGGGCAATACGGCCATCGTCGCGGGACTGCTCGCGGTTGCGCTCCATGTCCGCGACATCGGCCTCCGCCAGCGCCTCGGCTTCCTTGAAGATGGCGTGCGCCACAGCCTCCGCGTGCTCAGCCCCAACCGCGCTGGAGCCGCAAACGACAGCCCTCCACACGACCATGCGTGCTTCGGCCTCGTCAGCGTCGATGTCCAGGCGTTCCAGCACCGCTCTCGTGGTCGACTCGCGACCGGTCAGGATGTCCAGGCGGATGGCCTTGGTGCGCGCGTCGATCAGCAGGCAGACCTGGTCTTCGCGGGCTTCGGCGTCGTAGGGGAAGTCGCGCATCACAGGCCTCCGCGAGCTGCGAACACGATCAGGACCACGGCGATGGCGGCGATGATCGTCACGGCGCCGACGGCGTAATCGAGCCGGGTCAGCGGGGCTTTGGCTTTGGTGCGCGGGGTGAAGATGTCCATCGTGCTCTCCAGTCGTCGGCTCGGCTGAGCTCGGTTGCGATGGAGTTATATTAGCCCAAGGCTAACGGAAGCACAACAAATATTTTCGCCACAGGCTAATATTTTTGCGGGAGGTGCCGTCCATACTTTGTGTTAGTGCCAAGCCTCTATGTCAGTTTGCAATCTATGGACGCAAAAAAGCCCGCTCGCGGCGGGCTTGGTGGAGTGTTGCTACTGAGTTACTGAGTGTTCAGCGGGCAGAGGCTGACTGAGCTGATCGTTACCACGACGCCGTTGCTATAGCGGCAATAACGCAGCATTCCATTGACGGATTGGTTTTGCAAGAAGCCAACCACGCCGCCGGTTGGCGAAATGGCCGGGATAGGATGCGCCAGCACCTGGGGCTGGCTGGCCTGCATCAACTGGGCAGTCGCCACTATCTGTGAGGCGACTTGCGCCGACCGAACAGCAGCTTGCTTATCTTCCGCTGCCTTCTGGTCGGCCTGCAGGGATCGCTGCCGGTATTCGAACTCCCGCTGCGTGATGGCGCCGGACTCGTACAGATCGGCGTCGCGGATCGCGTCGTTTATACGCGCCAGCGAGTCGCCCGAGACATTCGCCTGCGCTGCTAGGTTATAGCCACCGCGGTAGAAGTCTGACCATTTCATGGTACCGGCTATGGCCCTCGGCTTATTCGCTGCAATATAGTCCTGCAGTGCGTGCTGCTGTTGCGTCGCGCAGCCAGCAAGAAGCATCGCAGCGATCATGACCAGCCTCTTCATTCTCTCCCTCCCTTTAATTCGACCTATCGATCAACTGCTGCACCATCCTCTTGAGCTCGGCGTTCTGCTTGGCGATGTCGTCCAGCGTCACCAGCTGGGCGTAAGTCCGTAGCCGGCGAATGATCTCTTCGTTGGCCGATCGGCCAGCCCTGGCTGCAGCCTCGTCGATTTCTTGCTGCAGATCGGGCGGCAGGCGAAGCGTCCTCTGGGTTCGCGTCGGTTTGTTCGGTTTCTCCATCGCGCGATTGTTGCGCAACGGAAAACGAAAAAACGAACGTGGTGCCACATTTGACACCAAAAAAACAACACTTAGAGTTTGTTAAATTGCGAACGAAATCAAAAATTTATGCGCTATGAGAACTGTGTCGCATCATGCTAGCGCAAACATTTGAAACAATTTCACGCCCCAAAAACGTGCAAATCATGTAGCTTGAACCCTCGCTCAAGCATATAGTTTTTCTAAAAAGCAATTAAAAATAGCTCGACACTGGCCAATAATACTGTATGCGTGTACAGTAGTCTCATGTGTGCTAACTTGAGAAAACGCAAAGAAACTCCGATTTGAGGTGCTTATGAACCGCCTTCCAGAAATAAAAGCTATGTATGCGTTGATGAGTGAGACAGGCCGAGACGCTCTTGCTGGCATGGCGCGCCAGTTGCTACGGAG